CTCCGCTTGGTGCATAATATCCAACTACATTACCAGATACTGCGGCAACAGAGCCTGCTCCAACATTATATTGAACATATTTATAGAGTTTACCGTCAGCAGTTTGACCTATTTGTCCGGGCTGAAATTCAGCACTTGAACTTGTGGCGGTAATATCTATACCAGTTATATAAGACATAGTTTTTTCTCCTTATTATGCTTGTATGACACCTTGTCTTGCTCTATTTGAACAGGTCATATTTCCTGCCCAAACTACTGGCAATACCATTGCGTCTTGGTTAACAGATGCCTTCTCACCTAAAGGTGTAAATTCTCTACCTTGAGCTGGACGAAGGAATAAATAATCAGTATTTAAGTAATACATTTTATTACTTGGACACTGGTCATCATAGTAGACTGGTGCGTTCATAAACATTAAGTTCATAAAACCTGCACTTGCATCGTTATCAGAAGTAAATCTCTGATTAGTTTGCAAGGAACTCCAATAAAAATTGAAGTAATTAGTGTCTGCTACAATAACATCTGGAGCATCAGCACCTCTAATTGTACTTAACCAAAGTGTGTTCATAGCTGTCTGTATAGTTGTAGCACTAGCAGTAGGAGAACCTGCTGCAGCACTAAAATCATACACTTGGTTTTGCCAGAAAGTGTAAGTGGTAGAATTAATACCACCAACTGTATTTCCAACAGTTCCCGGAACTATCAACTGTAATCCACCTAGTTCTTTACCATCTGTACCAGTACCATCAGCATACAAAGATGTTGACATAGTATTGTTTAATGTTTTTTCTAGGTTTCTTACTCTTGATTTAAGTAAGTTAAAGATTGCTTCTTTTCCTGAGTTTTCGACCTGTTCTAAACCAGATATAACCACATTACCAGCTAACTGTTTATAATTAAACTCAGCTGCAGTAAATACATTTGATGTAGATGTGTCTAATACCTCATAACCACTATACCATTTTGCAGTTGAATTTGTTGCGTATTCTAATTCTTGCACAATAGTTCTACCAGTGGCTATTTGTTTGTTGCCTTTTCCATCAATATGACGAAGTAAAGCATTTCCGTTAGTTACATTGTCTGCTAGTGTTTTTGAATAACCAGCAAGAGTAGTTGTAACGATTTCAGTAAATGTACTGTTAGGCGAAGTTGCCATAATATACCTCTCTATAAGTTATTGTTGACCCACAACTCACTTTACAACTCCTGCTTTACTAATTGAATCCATTAACAATGTATCTAAATCACTAGCTTTAACAGAGCCTGAAGGTGGAGCAGTCGCTGTTCTTGGTCTTACTTTTTTAGCTTTTTCTACTGCCGCTTTTCTTCTTGCATCTTCTTCTGCTTTAGCACTTTTTCTTTGTGCATCTAAAGATTCTTTGTATAATTCATCATCTAATCTTACTGCTTTAGCATAAGCATCTTCTAATCCTTTTGCTTCACCAGCATCAATTAAATTACCCATTTTAACTCTTACTTTGTCAAAATGTGGATATTTTAAATTACCTTTATCATCTTTAGTTTGAGAAAAAGTGTTAATTTGATTCTCCGTTTGTTGTCTAGCAGATTGCAGATTTTGTTGTTTAAACTGATTTAGTTCTGCAAGGATTGCTTGGTTTTGTTGTTGTAATTGGGAAATTTGCGAATCTGTTTCTAATTCAACAGAATCACTGTCATAAGACGAAAGGTCAATGCCATAACCTTGTGCTAGTTGTTTGAGTGCCATTTTTGGGTTATTTCTGAGTGCTAAGTCAGCATTAAGTAATCTAGCTATATATTCTGGTTCGCTAATACCACTTGCTGCAATTTGCTGTCTCATTGGAGCTATAACTTTATCAAATGATTCAAAATTTTTGCGTTGTTCAGCTATTTCTTGTGTCTTTCGTGTGTAATCAGCAGTCATTTCTTTATCTCGTTTAAGCATATACTCCTGAGCTTCACGAGGTAATTCCGTAAACTTACTTCTTACTTCTTCTGACCAGTTCTTAGGAGCTTGTAAAGGAGGTTCTTTCGAATCCTCTCCTTGAACATGAGCCACAGCGGCATCATCTATTTCATCAGAAGGTTCTTCAGTAGAATCTTTTGTTTCTTCTTCATTTTCAGGAGCTACCTGGTCTAATGAATCAGAATTAGATTCTTCAGAATTGGTTTCTTCCACTTTTTCTTGTGGAGTGTCAGGTAATGGTTTTTCTTTTTCTTCTGCAGGTGGTGGTGCCTCGCTATTATCCATAACTTGATTTATGGCACCTTCTAAAACTGCATCTAAATTTGGTGCTTTTTCTGGTGCTGATTCCTGTGTAGGAGTGCTTTGTTCTGTCATTTTATCCTCTTTCATTGTTTATCATTTTATCCCAAAATTTAGGTTTTGTAGAACTGGTATAATCATTTCCACACTGCCTGACATTGTGTTTCCTTTCGTGTTCTCTTATTTGAGAACGACTGCTTATAACAGTTCTGTCAATTGGAGACACAAATTCTTGTATATCACCCATAACTTGGTGTGATTTTGTTCTTTTAGTTACCTTGACTGGTTTAAAAGTACATTTTTTCCATTTAATATTATCGTAATTATCTCTATAACTCATTGCATACCTTGATTTAATTTTTCTGCTATTTTCATATCTGCATCTAGTAAAGCTAATTCTTTTTTAGCTTCTGACCTAGCACGACTTGATTCTTCTTCTGAAGCAACTTTGTTTGCCATTCCTCTTTCTTTAGCTTGAATATCTGCTAGCTTACCTTCTTGTTTTAATCTTTCTTTTGCCATTTCTGTTTGCATTTTTTGCATAGCTATTCTTTCGTTTTCTGTAGGCTGAGGTCCAGCTTGTAATGCTTGTTGTGCTTGTTGCATTAGCTGTGCTTCTGTTTGGTCTATTACATCTTCAAAAGTTCTTCCTACTTTCCAAGCACCCATTAAAAATCTAAGTGCTTGAAAAGCTAAAGGTGTTAAACTTGGAGATTGATTAGCTATACCTATTGCTTGATTTAAAAAACCACCAAACGATTGCAAAAATTCTATTCTTGTTTTCTTTTCTTCTTCTTCATCTGTAAATACAGTTGCATCTGTTTCTATATCTATACTATATCCTCTCAGTTTATCATCACGCATTATTTGCATCATTTCTGGTGTTATAGTGAGAGCTGTAATTGCAGCTAAACTTTCTGGTTCATAGTGTTCTGCTATAATTTCTGCTTTTATTCTAAATAAATCTCTTATATATTCAGCTATTTCAGATTGTTTTTTACGCATACGCATACTACCAAATTGTGCTTTTAACTGTTGTGCTGTAGCAGTTTCACTAGCTTTTGTAGAACCTCTGATTAAATCAGATATTCCAGTAATTTGATATATTGTATCTAATACTTGATTTCTTTGTTGATATAAACCTGATAAAACTTGTGCTATAGGGGCTATATCTTCTTGTTGAAAAACTGCACTCAATCCTCCTTTAGCTGCAAGTTGAGCAAAATTTTCTGAAGGTACAAAATCATTATCTCCAGCATCTGCTAAATGAGATAGTTCTGGTACAGAAGCATCATACACTCCTCTTCTTTTTAAACCTTCTATTAAGTTACTAATTCTAGTTGTTATTCTATCTAATTCATCTGCTTGGTCTTGATATAATGTAAACTCTGGAATAGGAACACTTGTATCGTTTGTTCTTATTGCTACTAGAGAATCTGGACATGGGAAAAAATTTTCTAATCCATAAGGGTCATCATCTTCTGCCAAAACTTCGTTATACCCTTTAGATATAAAAAATCTTTTAGAAGTGTATTTATCCCAAATTTCCCAAACTTCTGCTCTACTAAATACTTCTGAATAATCTTCTTGGTAACCTTCTGTAGGTTCTGGCGACCAGTTTAAAGGTATCTTATTAGCATTTTTAAAACCTTTTTCGATTAATTCATCTCTAGTTAATAAATGCCTTCTAGCTTTCCAGTAAACATCTTCTGGTCTTTTTGCTGGACTTTCTCTATAGTCTTCCCAATTAACATATTCAAAATAACATCTCTGGTCTGCTATTCTCTCTTGTTCTTCGTCTATCATTATAGTATTACCGAACTCGTCTTGTCCTTCTACTGATACTTTTTCTTTAACAAAAATTGGTTCGTATACTACCCAAACAACTCCTCTGCCCGGTAATAAATAATCTTCTATTGCAGCTTTTATTGGTTTATCTGCGTGGTAAACTTCGTTACCATAAGATAATGCTCTTTCTAATACGATAGCTACTTGTCTTGTTATGGGATTATTGTCGTTATATCTTCTACGCACATCTGCTTTTGGCATACGAGCAAATAATGCACCTTTCATAGTTTCTGTGTTAGACCATAAAATATTAAATTGTTTATATAAACCAGCACCAAAAGAATCAGCATCTCTTTCATCTCTATATCGAGATACTACCGCTCTACCTCTTTCTCTCCAATCTCTTTCTGTTTCATCTGCACTATCTAATTCTATCTGCCAGTAATTAGCAGTTCCTTGAACAACTTCCATTTCTTTTCTAGTTTCTGCCATTAAATTCTTCTCTCTGGTTTATTTCTTTGTTCTCTATCGTGCATATCCAACATTTCATCTAAAGTAGGTGTACGCAACATTTCTTTATATACATCTTTGCTTTTTGGTTCTGGTCTAATATTTTTATATGCCATAGCTAAATACCTAAAACTATCACTGCCATGAGATGCCCAATTATGCAAAGGATTTCTTCTAAATACTCTTTTTGTGTCGTCCCACTCTCTTTGATAATTTCTCAAAGCATTTAATCCGTTTTCACATCTCTTATCATCAAAATAACATTTTGGCAACAATAATCGTACAGCATTTATTCCATCGTCTACTTTATGGCTTGGTACTATGCGTGGTCGTCTACCCATATTAATTAAAGTTTCTGCTCTTGTTCTACCTGTACCTAGTTCTCGTACTTTAGCATCGTGAGGTAAATAATCATCACCCCAAAAATTTATATTCATTTCATTCATTACTTTTACATAATGGTCTAGACCTACACCAGCACTTTCATAATAATCAACAATTCTTATTTCCCCCATTGTTACTTGAAAAAACCATAAAGCACAGCTATCAGATATTCCTAAATCCCAAGCAACATGTACTGGTAAAGATTGGTCTATTTCTAACTTTCTAATTCTGCCATCTTGTTCTGCTTCTGTAATTAAATTACCATAATAAGAACCTTTAATTGCAGCAGACCAGCTACATTCAAATTCTTGCATATATTCATCTTCTCCCATTTGCTTTTTTGCAGCTTCTAATTCTTCTGGGTCAACTACTCCAGTTTCGCTAGCACGATAGATTGCTCTATGCCATTCGTTATCATTTTTTGCATCTTCGTATAATTGCCAGAATTGATTTCTACCTTTTGGTGTGCCAATAAATATTGCCCAACCTTTTCTATCTGTTAACGCAGGTCGTATCACTTCACTCCACATTCTAGGAGACATGTCAGCGTACTCATCTAAAACACACCCATCTAAAAAAATTCCTCTTAGAGCATCTGGGTCATCACCTGCACCATATAATCTAATACGACTTCCGTTTATTAAATCTACTCTAAGTTCAGATTGATTTATTTTTGTACCGGGAATATCTTTTGTATAATACATTAAATAATCCCAAGCCACAGCTTTTGCTTGTCGATAGTAAGGTGCTATGTAAGCATATCTACCATCATTTCTTTCTGTTTTTATTTCTAATGCTTTTCTTAATATTTCAGTTATTGCATAAACAGATTTACCCCATCTTCTGTGTGATACACAAATTTTAAATCGTTTATTATTTTTATGTAAGTCTGCTTGTTGTGGTCTGGGTGTATAAGGAATTGTTATGTGCATTACTTTTTTTTGTTAAACCCTTTTCGCATTTTTGCATAAGCTTTAGGACTAATAGTAGATTTAGATTTACTTCTACTAATACCTTTTTTTCTTCTAGCATTTATATTTGCGTATAATCCTTTTTTTACCATTTTACTCTATTTGCCCAATATGCTGCACTCATTTTTCCTTTAGATATATTCTTTGCGTGTCTTGCTTTAAATGACCTAGAACGAGCTGTGTTTTTTTTATCTCCACTTACTCCTTGTTGACCAAATCGTATTAATTTTTTTTTACCATTTTCTGATGCTAGCACTGCGTGTGATTTTGTTGGGTGGTTGGGTGTTCTTTTTGGTTTATTAACACCAGAAAATTTTTCTCCTCTATGATTAATTGACACTACTAACCTTTTTTTGCTTTTGCTTTTGCTCTTTTAGAAAGTTCACTAAAATGAAAAAGTTTTACACTTGTCTTGCCATGAGTTTTACCAGAGTGTAAATCACCATTAGGCATCTTATGTGTGTTGCCTTTAAAAAGTGTTCCATCTCTTTTATAATGTTTAACTCCTTTCATTATGCACTCATTTTCTTTTTAGCTTTTTTGTTTTTGTTTCCCATTACTATTCTTACTTTTTTTTTCATAGTAGGTTTTTTGTTCATCTTCTTACTTGTTTTACCATATCCATATCCGGGCATAATATTATCCTTTCTTTTTTTTGGTTGTTGTTTTTTTCTTAGCTGTAGTTTTTTTACCACCTCTTAATAAATCTGCATCTGCTTTTCTTGCACCACCCTTACCAGTTACAAAACTTTTTACTCGTCCCATAGCCCATTGGGGTGCAGAAACTTTTGGTCTAGAGCCACTGCTATAGTATGCTCCTAATCCTCTTTTATAAACTTTATTTAATGTAGATTGTGAAAATCTACTAGCTCCGGGTATACCTTTAAAACTTGGCATTAGCTTTTACTCCTTTGTTTACTAATTCTATTCATCATAGCTGGTGTTAGCTTACCTGCTTTATATAATTTTTTAGTTCTATTTATTTCTCTTTCTCTAGCTTTGGGATTTTTTGCTCCTTTAATATATGACTTAGGAACACCACTTTTTGTTTTAGGTACTTTTTTAAATTTTCTAGTTGCCATCACTACCCTTTTTGTGAGTTATTTTATCTAATACTTTTTCTGCGTCAACAATTTTTTTTTCTGGCTCTAAATTAAAGCTTACTGATATATTATTTGGTAAACCTTCGTGTTCTACTTTTTCTGTAAATCCAGCTTTAGTTTTTGCTAAAAAAATTGCAGAAATTGTATCGCCATTCATAGCTTTTTTATACAATTGACCTCCAATAGCCATAGTTAATTTTTCTTTACCAGTTTCTAACGCATTTTGAAAATGTTTTCGTAAAGTTTTAGGGCTACACCCAACTAATTTTGCAATTTGCTCGTGAGTTAAGCCGAAAGCAACGCCTAAAGAACAAATTCTTTCCATTTCAGGTGTTTTTTCAAAGTTTGGTCTGCCAGTATCTTTCATTTTATCCATTTTCGTTTGGTACCATACATTTATAACAAATGGAATGTTTTTTCCAGTCATTATTTTTGTGTATTTTTCGTAAATTAGTAAATTTTTTACTATTCCAAGCTTCTTTTAGTGACATTTTTTTAATATTGCCAACAATAAGTTTTTTTCCTTCTAATTTACAGCAAGGTTGTATATTGCCTAGATGGTCAACTACCATTTGTTTAAATGGAAAGCTACAACCTTTATCTGGTACAATACTTTTTTCTACTAAAAGACCAGTTTTTACATCTGGTACTTCGTTCATAGTCTGAAAGTTTATTATATCTGCTATATTTTGCCATTGTTTTTCAAAATCTTCTTTTTCGTGTATATTTATAGAATTTTTTAGAAAACTAACTCTTACTAATGGAAATTTTTTGCCTTGGCTGTTTCTTAATTTTATAAATTCTTTTATATTATTTTTTACAGTTTCAAACATTCCAGATAATCTTTGTTTTTCATAAGTTTCTTTTGTTGCAGCATCTAAAGATATAAAAACTTTTGTTATACCACTAGCTAATAAAGATAATCTTCTTTTTTTATTTAGTACTGTTCCATTAGTAACCATATATACATTTAATATACCTTTGCTTTTAGCATACTTTATACATTCTTCTAAATCTTTTCTAAGCATAGGTTCGTTTATATAATTAAATTTAATACTTTTTACTCCTAACTCTATTGCTTGATGTATTATATTTTTAAAATCTTCTATAGGTAAATTTATATTTTTAGTTTTCTTATACCCATGTAAACAAAATGGACAGCTCATATTACAACCACCATTTAATTCTATATCTAGTTGTATAGGGTGCCCAATATCATTTAAGCTATCTGCTTTTTTAAAATCTTTTCTAAAATTTTGCCAGTCTATTTCATTTACATCTGGTGGGCATACCGATAATAAGTTTTTATTTTTAATTTTAAAAAAATTATCCATATTTCTTTGTTACCAGTTTTAAACCATAATTGTTATGACCTTTTTTTACTAGCTTTTCTTTTCTTATAAGTTTTTGTGTAAAGCTAGAATAATCTACTTGGTGATGCCACCTTCTATATCTTTTTACAACTTTAGTATAATCTGGGTGTACTTTTTGTAAAAGCTTAGAAACATATAACCTACTGCTATCTTTATAAAATTCTTCTGTGTTGCCACCTTTCATTGTCATTGTAGTTTGCTTTTGTTGTAGAAAAGCATTAAATAGAATAGTACACCAACCATCTTTTAAAACATCTAAGCTAAGTATAGTATCTTCGTTATGTCTACCTCGCCATCTAAAAGGTATGTCAGTATTTATTAATAAGCAACTATAGATTCTAGCATTAACATTAAATGGTTTTTTTACTACACCAGATGGGTGAAAATAATCATATTGTGGTCCAGCTATTGCAACATTTTTATATCGTTCTACAAAATCTTCCATAAGCTTTATAATAATAGGATTACTTACTGTTATTTTTCTATTCTTAGTAATTCTTTGTAAGCTTCTAATATTATCGTCCATACACCAATGATATTTAAAGCCGTTTTTTTTTGCGTAATCCCAAATAAAATTTCTAGCTGGTCCACTACCAGTAGATTTTTTTGTACCATAATTATCACAAGTATCATATTTTTTTTTGTATGCCATATCTAAAACCATTAGCTTAGATTTATCTTTAACTTCTTTTAAGTATTTATCATACTCATCTGGCTCTACTACTAATTTGTAAGGTACATTTATTTCATCTAAATATAGAGAAGTAGTCCGTAATTTTTTTTCATACCTGCCTTTGCTAGGTATATAGATTGGATATTTATTCATACCTTTTATTTTTATTTTCCATAAGCACTAGCTTTGGGTGCCATATAGTTTTAGTTTGTGGTGTAAATGATTGGTGCATAATTTTAAAAAAAGCATGAACATCTTCTTCATTTCTAAAATGGACATAGATAGTTCTATGTGGTCTTAAATCTTCTTGTTCGTATTCTGGCATATCGTCCCATTCTGCCATAGGATTATCTACTACATTATCTTCTAATACTGGCATAAGTTCTATACTGCTAAAGCCAGTTATATCTAAATCAAAACCCATATCTTTTAAATCACTCATTTCTTGTAAAAGCATTTCAGTATCCCAAGACGAATTTAAAGATAATTTATTATCAGCTATTACATAAGCTTTTCTTTGTTCTTCACTAAAATGGTTTATTCTTATACAAGGCACTTTTTCAAATCCCAATTTTTTTGCTGCCATATATCTACCGTGGCCAGCTATAATAGTAAATCTTTTATCTACTAGAATAGGATTAACAAAACCAAATTCTTCTATACTTTTACATACTTGCTTTATATGGCTATCGTTATGTACTCTACTATTTTTTTCATAAGGTTTTATTTTATTTATATCTACTTGTTCTATGTTCATACTATCTTCTTTAGCATAAATTTACAAAAAGTCAAAAAATATATATTTTAGATACTTACAATATAGCTTTAGTCTATAGCTGTAGCTACCCCTATGGTCTGGTTGGTGCAAATAAAAACAAAACAAAAAACATATAGGTACCTTCTCTTATAGCTAAGCCATATAACAGTCATACATACAGTTAAGCTATACACTATATGTCTTAATATCTAATAATGCCTATTTGTTACAGGCACAGCTTATATTGACTTTAAACACTATACAGTTCTCTGTCTCTTTTTTGTTAAGGTATAAAGACCTCTGTTACAGTTCAAGCACTTCTAACTAAGAAAGCTGCTTTGTTGTGTAGCTTTATAGCTTGTTATATAGACATACATAATAATAGTTTAGATTTAACTTTATTATTGTTCAAGCATTCGTATAGCAATCGCATAGCAAGTGTTAAGCATAAGCATAGCTATTGTCTGCCTTTGTTATATCAATATTAATAGCTAAATTTAAAAGAATATTAAGTGTCTTTATATAGTAGTTAATAGCAATTAATTTTAATTATTTTTTTATGGGTGCGGGAACTCCCTGGCATTTATCATAGCAAACCCACAGAATTATTACCTTTTACAGCTATAAAAAAAAGTTTAACTATTTGTTAAAATATACTTTACTTTTAGTTAAATACGATATATGCTGTAAGCATAATAACAAAGGAGATAAAAATGAAATTTACTAATAAACAAATACACATAATCAAACAAGCTTTAGAAGTTTACGAAGAGGAGCTACTTATGGAAGTCAATAATCCTTACAGTGATTCAACAGAGTTAGAAAAGGAAAAGACTTACAAAAATATAAATAGTATCGTAGACATTTTAAATCACGCAGAATTACATAACGACAACCAATAATAACTAAAAAGGAGCTAACAAATGGGTACAGTATTAAAATCAAATTCAAGCAAAAACATAGGTCTTAAATCAAGCTGGGGTGGTACTAGATACGGAGGTAGCACCATCAGCATAGTACAAAGAGGAGTTAGATTAAATAAGATAGTAAAGACAGGACCTAACAAAGGGCAAAGAAAAGACCCCAACCAAGATTTAATCATAGACGATAGTTTAAGAATTAATAAGCATCAAGCAAAGTTTCTAATTAAGATACTTAAAACAAAGCTAGTCAGAAAAAAGCTAGCAGATGATTTACAGGACTGGCTAGATGGTACTTCTGAAGAAGATTATAACTGCGAATGGTTAGGTTAGGAGATACTATGAAATATAATAGCACAACAAAGTCATTGGAGTTTATTTTAAATAATGAACTCCAACAAAAAAAGTTAATAGCTAAACACAATGCCAAGCTTAGAAGAAATTACAAACCAGCTTTTAATAAATACAGAAAGGTTTGCAATAAAGCTAACTACCAATATTACAAATTACTAGCTTACATTGGTATTGGCACAGCTATCTTACAAACAATTATAATCATACAATTACTACAAGGGAGAATATAAATGAGTTATACAGCTAATATAATAAAAGAGGTACAAGAGCAAGTCTTGGCAGATATGGATAAATTTGGTACTAACTGGGACAAGCCTTGGTTAGATGTAATGAGTAAGAGTTTTCCAATGAACTATGCTACTAAAAAACATTATACTGGATTTAATATTTTCTGGTTGTCTTTAGCTAGTTATAAGAAAGGATATGTCCATAATGCTTGGGCAACTTATAAACAATGGACACAGCTTGGAGGTAAAGTTAAGAAAGGAGAAAAATCTACAAGGGTGTTTTATTGGGAGTTAAAAAAGTACGAAGACAAAAATAGCTTAGATACAAATGGCGAGCCAGAAATAAAAAGCAGATGGTTCTTAAAAATATGGAATGTTTTTAATATCTATCAAGTTGATGGTGTAGAATTACCAAAGCCAAAGCTAACCAATAAAGTCAATCCAATAGCTAAAGTAGAAGAATATATTAAGAATACAAAAGCAGAGGTTCAGATTGGTGGGACAAGAGCCTGTTATTCACCTGTATTGGATTACATAAATATGCCAAGTATGGAATACTTTAAGAATACAAAGACAGCTACTGCTAGTGCTCATTGGTACAGTACTTTACTACACGAATTAGTACACTGGACTGGACACGATAGTAGATGTAAAAGAAATTTTAAGAAAGGTTATATGAGCAAAGAATATGCTATGGAGGAATTGGTAGCAGAAACTGGTTCAGCTATTCTTAGTGTAATGTTGGGTGTAGTAAAACAGCCAACACCAGACCACGCTAAATATTTAAATTGTTGGAAACAGATTATACAAAATAATCCAAAAGCAATATTTACAGCTTTTAGTAAGAGTACACAAGCAATAGATTTTCTTAATAATTTACAACCTAAAGAAAAAAAGGAAGTAGCTTAATGGCTACTTTCTTTTTATTTGCTGCAAAGACTTTACAAATAGTTAAAGGCGTTATAAAATTAATAAAATAAAACAAGGAGCTAAAATGAAAATAACAACTAACAAAAATACAATTTACAATTACGAGCCATTTACACCTTATGTTGTGACTACACAATACATAGAAAATTATGCAGACGATAAAGCAGAAAATTATTGGAAGTTTAAAGGTGGTCAGACATACTTAGTTTATAACTGTAATAAAATGGCAGATGCTGTTTCTTATATAGACGATATGTTTACATCTAATAGCAGAGCATATAAAGTTTTTCCAGTAAAATGGCAAACATTAGACGAGTATGTAGATGACTTAAAGAAAAGCAACGAAGATGAAGAATATTTACGATATATCTTAGAAGGTATTAGAGTTGTTTCACCAGAAAAAACAAGACACTCTATAGAAGAAAAAACACACGATGGTAAAACATACCACGAAATACACCCTAAAGACACTTACCTTTATCTAATGTTAGATATTAAATACAAAGAGGAGAATGTATAATGAATATATCACCTGAAGATTGGTTGGATATAAATGACTGGGATAAATTGGTTATTTTAAAGAAACATTTATCCCAGCAAGAATATGCTAATGTAGTAAAAGATTGGTATATTTCTACAGAATTTGTTCATACTGATTTACAAAAATGGAAAGACACTTTTAATTCTATTACCAATAAAAATTTATTAATGACTTATGATGAATTAAATTTTTTTAATAACTTACCAGAAAAAATTACAATATACAGAGGAAGTTATAGTAGGTTTGGAATTAGCTGGACATTAAATAAAGATACAGCCGAATGGTTTGCTAATAGATTTAAGCCAGTAAATACACCAGAAACTGTAAACACACAAGTTTTTAAACAAGAAGTTTACAGAGATAATTGTGTAGCTTATTTTAATGACAGAGACGAAGACGAAATAATTTATGTAGAGGATTAAGGAGCTAACTATGAATATATTTTTATTAAATAAAAATCCAATAATTGCTGCAAAAATGCAGTGTGATAAACATATTGTCAAGATGCCATTGGAATCAGCACAGATGTTATGTAATGTATGGCATAGATTTGGACACGATAATATACCTTATAAAGAAGTACACAAAAAACACCCTTGTACTTTATGGGCAGGGGATAGTGCTAGCCATTACGAATGGTTACATATACACGCACAAGCACTATGTCAAGAATATACAAGAAGGTATGGTAGAAAGCATAAAAGCGAAGATGTTATTAAGCTTATACCTACACACCCTAAAGGTTATGGCTACAATCGCTTTAAAGATTTATTAGAACTAGAGCATCCCCAATGTATGCCAGACGACTATAAAAATAAATTTAACCCAACACTAGCATATCAAACATATTATTATTTTGATAAATATCTTAAAGGTATTGCTAAATGGAATAAGCTAGATAACAAACCAGAATTCATAGGAGAGTTACAAAAATATTATAGATTATAATTTTTAACTGTTTGTAAATTATGTGTTTACATTTAGTAAATTACGAAATAAAATAATTACATAATAAAAAAAGGAGCTAAATATGTACAACTTAACACACAACCAAGAACAATTAGTAGAGCAGTTAGTGGACGAACATAACTGGTTACTTAGTAATAAAGTAGAAGATGCAGACGAGAGGTTTGATGCTATTTATATAAAGGTAGATGAGATTGCTACAGATATAAAAGCAGACAGAGAAGAATTTTGGAATTTTTATTTTAATTAAAAAGGAGCTAACAATGACAAAAACAAATATTAATAGATTACAAAAGTTTATAGAGGACTGTGATATTATATCTGAAAAAGATGGTTCTGTTACTTTTGTATTACACGATTTATTTACATTAAAAAAAGACGGCAGACCTAAAAACAAATTAAAACTTTTTGAATTTTTAGAGCAAGTTGCTGAAAAAAACAAAGGTCATTTTTTTGAAGATGACGAATGTTTCTTTTTAAGAATACCAAAGCAGTTAAAAGCAAAATTAGATTTAACAACTTGTGAGGAGTTTTAATATGAAAAGTAAGATTAGAAAAAAAGTAAGAGATGAGTTAATAAATGTTGCTACTAAAGAATGTGGTTTGAGTGAAACCAAATTTGATATGGGTGAAATTCACGATGACATAATTGAGTTAGCATACAAATATGTGCCTTTAAAAGAGTTAAGAAAACTTATTACAAAGGGAAAAGAAATGGTTGCAACATTAGAAGAAATGGAAAAAGAAGAAGAAGAAATTCGTAAAGAAGAATATGAAGATGATATAAGAAATGGTCATCACCATTTAATAGGAGTAAAAAAATGAGTTTAACAACACCAGAATTATTAAAAGTTATAGACCAATTAAAAGATTATGTTGCTATAGCTAAACAACGAAACGATATTATTAATGATGATAAACCTTATCCAATAGAAAAGAGAATTGACTTATTAAGAATTAATAATCAAGCTAATGATTCGATGCAAAATATATTATCTTATCTTATAAATGTTATGGAAGAAGAAGATAGATATTGGAATCAACAAGCAGATTTAGAAAAGGAGAATAAAAATGCAAAATAATAAAGTAACAGGAATTACAGGTAAGCTATCACCAGAAATGGATATGAAACACATAGAAGGTGGTTTTGCTAAGTTATATTTTGATATGGATTTATGGTTATATAAATTGGTTACTTTTAGAAATGGAACAGAAAGTATAGAAGAAATATTATCTCCGTCAGTAGCTATCAATTCATTTAAAGATTTAAAATGAAATTTATTTTTGCAGCAGTATATGGGTCATTGGTACTTTTATACTGCTACCTTTATTTATTAACTTTGTGAGATTGTAATGAGTAAAAAAATTATTAAATTTGAAACTAAGAAAGTAGGTAAAGTAAATATGTTGACAAGAGCAATAGCAGTTAAAGTAGATAAGAAAAAACAAAAATTATTACCTATTGTTACACTTAGCTATTTTAAAAAGAAAGGCAAAAAAAATGGAGATTAGAAAGTTTAAAAATATTGAGATTAAATTTAGTGAAGGCAACCACAGATATTATGTTAATGACGATGGTAAAAAAATATCACCATCAAGTGTCAGTGGTATAATAAAAGGAGATGATGGCTTTGGCATTGGTGCTATGGCTGGTCGCAAAAACTATTTAGAAACATTGGTAGAAGAATTACCTAATTCTGGTTTGTTAAGAGTAAATGACCTTACCGACTTACAAGAAAAGCTATTTGATATTAAAAAGCTAGCAGAAAAAAAATGGACAAACCAAGCTATGATAGGGACTATTATACATAATTTTATAGAAAGTTATCTTAGAGGTAATATGGCAGAAACTGGGTATCATAAAGGTCATAGCAAACAAGATAATGAGATAAGACTTATGCAATATCCAATGTATGAATATTTAAATTCTAATATTAGAAAAGTACACGCAGTTGAATATTTGGTATATGACAATAGTGTATTGCCTTATGCTGGAAAGTTTGATTGTTGGATAGAGCATAAAAAATATGGTGAATGTTTAGTAGATTGGAAAACAGTAACTAAGAAATCAAGTGGCAAATTATGGCGAATACAATTATGTGGCTATATGTATGCACTTTGTAATGAACTAGGCAGAGAACCATTTAATAGATTAATCGTGGCTATAGATAAAGAAACTAAGGAAATAAGAGAACACCTTTATGATATAGATAGCTATGTAGAGGATTTGCAAATATGGAAAAACTATTTGCAGATACATAATTTCTTAAAGAGTAAGAAATAATGTTAAAAGAAGCTTTATTAATTATGGCATTGTTGGGGTTTTGGTTAGCTTCTTACCCTTTTATACAATGCCACCCAATAAGGAGAATATAATGCAGATAACAGTTAGTAAGCTAGAAGCACCCACTCAACCAACGGAAGAAAATCCAAATGGTAGAAAGTCTTATAGAATTACAACAACTTCTGGTATTAAATATTTTGCAAATGCAAAAAGTGGTATAGCACAAGTACAAGAAGGCGATAACATAGAAGTAGATTTTTCACCAGACAAGTTTGGTAATAAGTGGATTAATAAGTTTGAACCTATTAAAGATGTAAACGCAGATATGCCACCAGAGATTAAACAAGCATTTCCACAAGCAAAAGTAATAAATAAAGTTTATGAAGGTGGAGAAGATGTAAGGCCAACAATGACACCTAAAGATTATCTTATAGTGCTGCAAAGTTGCGTTAACAGACAATCAGATTGGACACCTTCACAAAAATTAAAATTTATTTTAGATAATTATTTTAATGGTGTAGTAGCTACGCACAAAGCATTAGATGAAGGAAATAGCTATTAATGCCAAAAAGGTATACCAATAGAAAACACTTGGAATGGGTAGCTAGTTTAGAGTGCTGTATCAAAACACATTTTAAAAATTTAGAAATGGCTGGTATAGCACCAACAAACCCATCTAAGTGTGGTGAGTATAATATAATACAAGCTCATCATTTATTAAAACCTTTCTATTCAGCTAGAGGTATGGGATTACGAGCTGGAGATAAAGATGTAATTCCTTTATGTGAAAAACATCATAGAGAATTACATATGCTCGGTAACGAATACAATTTTTTTCAACAAGAAGTTTTTAATTCAAGGTTTGGTATTCTTACAGTACAAAAAGTTTGGAATGCTAGCCCATATAACAAGGAGGAAGATAATGACAGAAGAAAAAAAGCTAACGCAAAAAGAATTAGTGCTAAAACATTTGGAAGAAAACAAAAAAATAAATCCACTAGAAGCACTTAATTTATATGGCAGTTTCAGGTTAGGTGCTATTATTCATACATTAAGAAAAGAAGGATATGATATAGAAACTAAAATGAAAAATAATGGAGTTAAGAAGAATCATTTTGCTGAGTATCATTTAACAGAGAAAATAAATGATAACTAGAGATTGGCTTTTGTCTTTAACTTACTCTGGTAAATATAAATGTCCAGAGTGTAGTCATACTAGAAGAAATAAAAAAGACAAAAGTTTAAGTGTAACCATTAAAACTGATGGTGTAGTTTTTTATTGCCATCATTGTAATACAAAAGGAGGTGAGTTCTATGAAAGAAATTTCACAAAACATAATACAGTTCGCAGAGAAAAGAAAGATAAGCAAGAAAACTCTTACGGATTTAAAAATAGAAAGTGGACTGGCACAGTTTGGTAATGAAAAGCACGAAAGTATTGTTTTTGGTTATTATGATTTAGAAGGTAATAGGGTAAATTATAAAGCAAGAGCAATACACGAAAAACTTTTTAAACAACAAAAAGGTGGAGAGCAAAGGTTTTATAATTTAGATAATGTTTTAAAATCTAACAATTTAGCTAACAATACAATTTATATTGTTGAAGGTGAATTTGATGCTTTAGCTTTATATGAAGCTGGTTTTGATTTGGATTGTATTTTAAGTGTACCAACAGGTGCTGTAGCAAAACCCACAGAAGAACCACACATACAAAGAAAGTATAAATATGTATTAGATGCTTTAGAGCAAGGATTACAAAATGTTAGAAGTTTTGTATTATTAACAGATAATGACGAAAGTGGATTAGCACTAAGGCAAGATTTAGCTAGCATACTAACTCATAGCAAATGTAAATATTTTAACTTTCCAGATGGTATTAAAGATACTAATGAAGCTTTAATTATGTGGGGTAAAGATGATTTAAGATGGCAAATAAATGAAGGTCTTATAGAATTTCCAATAGAAGGTGTTTACGGATTAGATGACATACCAGACCCACCTAAAGTAAAATTATTTAATCCTAATATAAAGGCTTGGGACGATAAGTTTATGCTAGGTGCTGGTATGGTATCTGTATTTACTGGATTTCCAGGTCATGGCAAAACATCATTTGCTATACAACTTTGGACAAACATAGCTAAACAATATAATTGTACTATTGGTATGTTTAGTGGAGAAACTAGAGTAAAACCTTATGTTCGTAGAAATATTAGAACATTTTATCATACTAAATTAGAATGGAGAATGACAGATGAAGAAAAACAAGAAGCTGATGATTTTATTCGTAAACAATTTGTATTTCTTAATCACCCTAATAACAGTCCTAACTTTGACTGGGTGTGTGATAAAATATCCGATATGAAAGCAAGATTTGGTATATCAGCTTTTATACTTGACCCTTGGAATAAATTGGATATGCCAGATTTTGTTAAAGGTAGTGAGACACAATGGATAGGTCGTAGCTTAGATTATCTTACATCTTTAGCTAAACATTTAGATATACATATAATGATACTTGCTCACCCAAGTAAACCAGATGCTAAGATGTCCAATGCACCACCTAGTGCTTATTCTATTGCTGGTAGTGCCCATTGGAATAATAAACCAGACCATATATTTAGTTTATGGAGAGATAAATTTGAAAACGAAGATGGTTCAAGAAATACAGAAGCTATGTTTACAGTTTGCAAAACTAGATATGAGGAACTTGGTTATCCTAGAATATTAGATGTATATATGAATCTTGATACTGGTTGTTTTGAGGGGTTAAATAAAAGTTATGAGTAAATATATTATAAATTATAAAATGGAGTTTAAGACAAGACCAAGTAAATTTGATGTAGAAAGTAAATTATTTGATTTACTAAAAGAAGGATTTACCTTGCGTACACCAGAAGAACAAGATGATTATGTTAGAGCAAAAGAAATAAGAGAGAAGAAAAGTGGCTAAAAAGAAAATAATACAAAAAGATAGTACAAGTAATCATTGGAAAAAACTTATACATCATAAGCTATGTAGTTTTTGTGATAATGTTGCAGCACATTACCACAAGTTTAAATTTTACTGCGAAGAATGTTACGAAAAATTAATTAAGAAAGGAAAAAAATGATATTAGATACAATAATGCAAAAAAAGAAAATATCAAAATCACAGATAGCTAGAGATTTAGATATATCTGAAGCTATGGTAACTTTGTTATTTCAAGGCAAGAGAAGTTTAAGTGTTAAGCTTATAAAAAAAATAAAAGACACTTATAATTTATCTTATACTAAAATTATGGAGGAAGTATGAAAGAGAAATTATTTTACTTTCCATTTTATCCAGCAGATTGGCTAGCAGATACCTCTGTATTAACTTTAGAGGAAAAAGGTGCTTACATAACTATTATAGCCACAATGTATCTACAAGATGATTGTAGCTTATTTAAAAGGCATATACCTAACATTTTAGGGATAAGAGATAATAAGAAATATGAAAAGCTAATGGCTAATGTCTTTCCTTTGTTAATAGATAATGGAGAAAAAGTAACACAAAAAAGAATTAAGCAAATTAAAGCTAAAATACAAGATTTAGTAGAAAAGAAAAGCAAAGCAGGTAAGGCTGGTGCTAGAGGTAGATGGCATAAAAAAGCTAAAGTTTACAGTAATGTAGACAAGTTTAGTAGTGTGCAAAAAGCTAGAAAAATTTTAAATGATGGATATGAATAACGAACTAGAAGCCAAACTCAACATATAGTAACATATCCCCATATTATTAACACTTGTTTTTGTTTATAAATCTAGTTCGCTTTATTATAGTAGTAATGTTTTTAAAAGAATCAATCTTTTTCTATTATCCAATTATCTTTTTTTCTTTGATAATCTAAATATAATTCTGTATCAGCATAACCTCTGCCTTCATTCATACAAATTAAAAAATATTTATAATCGTAAAGCTTACAACTACCATCATCTTGTTCAACATTATGTGCATACACTTTGTTAGTTGCCGATACAAAAAACTTTATAGTGATACCTATAGCTACACTTATAAACAATATAACTGCTACTGTTATAAAACCATATTTTATATATTCTGCTATTTCTTGTTGTTTCCTTAATTTTGCAGCCTTAGCTTCTTTAATAGCTTGTTTTTGTGCATCTATTCTTTTTTTTCTTTCTTGTAATATAAATTCCCAAGTTCCCGGACCAAACCTATAATTAACAAGATTTCGTAAATCATTTAATTGTTCCCTTGCTAGTTTTGCATCAATAATTTCTTGAGCTACAGTACCTACTGCAAATGGGTCTGCACCTGATTTATCTCTTGCTTTTATAACTTGTTGCTCACCAGTCATAGCTTTATCTATATGACCAATAATATCACCAATATCGTTACAAGTTTCTATTTGTTGTTTTACGAAATCTACACTTTTCTTAACTAGAGCAATTCCTGTGAGGATTGTAACTGGTTCAACCATTTTGCTTCTCAATGAACCTGTCAAGTTTGTTTTCTATTCTTAACACTAACTCCTTGATTTCTCTAGTTTCATTGTGAAGCTCGGATTTTGTGGCATAATCTTTTGCTAAATCTTCTCTTGTTTTGTTTAGAAGTATTTGTAATCTTTTTACTTCTGAAAACATTTTAGAAAATGCCCACGCAAATGGTCCTAAAACCACAGTTATAATAATGTTCCACATCATCATAGGGTCAAGATTCATACCACTCGCCTTTTCTCATCATTTGTGATAAACGAATGGCTCTTTGCCCTACTTGTTTTGCCCATTTAGAATCTAACATTTCATTTGCAGCTTTTTCCCAATCTTCATCTTGTATTGCAGCAAATGTTTTTACCCAAGTATTAGCATTAAATGTACTAATACCCATATTAAAAACCATATCTAAAATAACAGCTTGTCTTACTTCATCTAATTTTTCTAAAAATGCCCAATGCTCTACTTCTTTGAGTATTCTATCTAAATCATTTTGTAATAAGTACCTAGCTTCTTCTTCAGTTATGCCTATATCCTCTATATTTCTTCCTATACCTATAGTTAGCTTATTAGAGGTACATTTATATGGTTTTAGCTCTAAACCCTCGTGTAGAGTTATCATATCCAATAATTTTTCTCTGTTCATTATTTTTTAAATTGTCCTATTGATTTTAAACCGAAACTTGCACCAATACTTGCAAGAATACCCCAGCTTAACCAATCAGGACAATCCTCTCTTAAAAATTTAAAACCATCAGATAAATATGGTTGTGCCGCAGGAATGAAGCACGCAATAATCAAGCCACAAAAAAGCAAAGTCCATAATTCGTCTTTCCACGATGATGCTGATGCGTCCATTGCTTTTTCTTCCCAGTTAGCATCACTTTGTACTCTTTTAACTTGTGCTTGTATTTTAGCTACTTCTAACTTTTGTTTTTCTTCAGCTTTTTTTTGTCTACCTTTTAACCAAGTACCTGCCAAATTTGCTATTGGTGTAATAAATTGTAAAGCCATAATATCTCCTAATCTGCACTAAATGTTCCCATACTACTCCATAACGAACCGGGAACTGTAGTGCCATTTTGTTTACCTAATTGTGCCATAGCTTCATTTACATTAGTAAAACTACCTTTGCCCCAACCTGATACATCCCATTGTGCATTGTCCCAAGCAGAACCTTGTGCATTTGTATAAGCTAACATTCTTTCAGAAAATGTACCTGTAGTTATACCAGCTTCTTCAAAAGTTTTTATCCAATCTTCATTATAAGCACCGTTAGTATCGCTAGCATCTCTGCAACTTTGTTGTCTTAATGATTGTTGGCTCATGGTGTAAATGTCCCCATACTTGAAAAGTTATTTGCACTTTGGTTCTCTGCTAAAGCTTGTAATGCTAAATTAATATCTGTATATGATGTACTTAATTTATTATTTATGTATGCTAGCAATCTTTCATTATAACTTCCAGCACCAATACTTCTTGCATTAAATAAAGCTAACCAATCTTCATTAAATGTAGCAGTAGTAGATGTAACTCCTCTTACAGATGCTTGTTTTGCTTCTGAATTTGTTGCCATTAGCTATCCTTTCTAGGTCTTCCTCTTTTCTTTTTCTTCTTAAATAAACTTTTTATTTTACCTAATATATTCTTTAACTGTGCTATCACTTGTCCACCTATTCATTCTATTCATAGTTTTTAAAGAACCATCACTATTATATTCATCTGTATGTAATGCTATAAATGCTGTCATATCTTTAGCATTAGTTATAGCAGTAACTATATCATCAGCATCTTTTTGAATTGCTGCAACATAAGTTTTTACTGCATCAGGTATAGCTTTAGAACTATCATATATATTTCTTTCAACTAACCAACTAAACCTAGATATAAGGTCATAAGCCATTTTATTGGTATTTTTTTTAGCTATAGTTTTTAAACCTATGTTTACTAATTTTTCACCTTCTGAATTTGTAATATCTTTACCATCTTCTGATTTAGCATCACTATCATCTAGTGGTTTATCTGTTATTGTATATTTTGTAGTTACTTTTTTATTGCTAGCACTAAATGTATAAGTAGGTTCAGATGTTATTTGAAACATATTATTGCCTTTTGTTCCGTTATCTTCTACTTCATATACACCTATTTTATTAAGTTCTGCCCAACTCCAAGCACCAAAAATAGTTTTAGGGTGGATTACATCATCTACTGTAATACTCCTAGCAACTTTAATTACTTCTGTTACTTCATTTTTACTGTTTACTAAAGCCCACATTTTATTTTCACCTCCTTTTAAAATCCGTTATTGTACTTTGCTGGGACATCTGCCCAAGCCATATATAAATATGTTTTACCACTTGCATCTAAATTAGTATTGTTATTTCTATGTTTAAAACCACTACCTAATATTTGTATATCATAGTTTCCAGACCAAGCTGTACCAGTATCAAACCAACCACCAGAAAAAGTAGCTTTATTAGATGTTTGATGTGTTGTATTAAAATTTGCCCAACCATAAGTTGTAGAAGCTTCATTAATTTTTTTACAGACTACTAATTTAGGACGAAAACCTAAATCAATATATCTACCATCTTGTTGACCTGAACCAGTATAGGTTCCAAAAGAGCTATAACCAGGAACTGAATGCCAGCAGTACGCAACATAATTAGTGCTTCCTCCACCTATTCCATCTATACCATTAATATAAAAAACACTATTTGTAGGAGCCACTAAATTACCATACCCTGTAAATTCAGTTTGACCAGCAGTAGTATTTAATTGCATTAAGTAATTAGGACCAGTAAAAAGAGAAGATTGTGTCCACCACCCTGCAGTAGTATTTCTTCCTTTGTGTATTACTATTTCAGGGGCAGAATCTAACCCATGTCCAACTGTTGATTGACCACTAGAACTTCCGATACCAGAATAAGTAACTATGCTAAACCCAGCTTTAGGATTTGCAGATACAGAAGCTGTTGTACTGCCATCATTATTAGTAACATTTGTTCCTTCATTTGCTCTCCAACAATACGCATTATAAACTGTACCATTAGTGTTAAAATCTGAACCAGAACTAGAAGTTAAAGTAAACCCATTAGAAACATACCCAGTTAAAGCAACATAAGAACCAGTTGATTCTTGGTCTGTACCATCAAGTTTTAAAGATTTAGTTGAACTAGCTGTGCCTCCTCTTACTGTATCAAGAACAGTCCAAGAATTACCTGTTGAAGGTATTTTAAAAAACAATAGGTCAGGTTTAAAACCAATGTCAATAGTTCGTGAACTATTATTACCTGTCCATTGAGCAACTGTAAATTGTTTTGTTGGGTGATTATCGTCTGTAAGGTTTGGGTCTATATCACTATCAACCCCTCTGTTCCCATTGCAACACGCAAGAAAACCAGAAGGCACCGAGTAATAAAATTCACCGAAGCCATTTTCATCTGTATTTGTTTGTGCAGTCAAATCTCCAGAAAAAGTACTGTCAGCCCCAAAATTGGCTCTAGCTTCTGCAGTTTGTGTACCCCCACCACTTCCAATCCAAGGGTATAATCTACCAGTAGAAGGTATACTGTAAGTAGAACTAAAGCTACCACTATTTAATGCCCAACTAATAGTATGATTAACTCTGTCAACTTTTACTCTTATATTAGCTGGAAGGGCTCCACTTCTATATTGACCAGGACCAGAACCTGCACTGCTACTACTACTTAAATAAACATTATTATTGTAGTTTTCAAAACCATAACCACCACCAGAAACTTCACCGCCACCTCTGTTAGCAGTTAAATCAATATCGTCTTTACATACTCCTATAAAAAGCTGGTCATCTGTACCACCAAAACTTTTTGCTCTGACTTCCCAATAATATTTTTTACCAATTTCTAAATTATAATTACCTATAAAACCTCTATTATTAGTTGTAATAGAGTAACTACTTAAACCTTCTGTTGCGGCTATATCACCATTACCTTGTCTATGACCTGAAAATCCTGCAAATCCTGAATTAGCTGCCATTTTTAACTCCCATCGTTTGTTGGTGTGTCAATAACTTGATTGTTTGCTCCTAAATTAAAAACACTTGTTGCATTATTACCATTGCCACTACTATCTGTACCAAGTGAGCTAGCATTAGCAAATTTAAACCATAGTCCTTCAGAACCAAAAGTTGAATTTATATAGCTAGAATCTGTTGGGTCTCGAGGTACCCATACACCATTTTTATAATACCCATAATTATCAATAGTGTCACCACTAATACTGTGTCGTATTATAACTTCAGCAAAAATACCTTGCATACCGTAACTATTACCTTCTGTATGTCCATGAGCATTTAAAAACAATCCAAAGTAATGAGCTGGGTGTGCTTGGTTTACTCCAAAAGGTATTGTACTGTTTTGTGATATCATACTTGTTGGGTCAATCTCTGTTATGTGTCTGCCATTTAAATAAAATTTAAATCTATCTGCAGCAGTGGATTGCGTGGTGTCCATTATAATACAACAATGTTGCCAATTACCTCTATCTGTAAATTTAGAAGCACTTTTGTAGGTACTACTTGCTCTATAATGAAATACATCTTGTTCTGCAGCTCCAGAACCATAACTAAAAGCTAAAGATTTACCACCATGATTTTCAATATTATTAAGCATAGTTTGATAAAATGTGGCACCATCTATTGGTCCTATTTCATCAGTTACTAATGTTTTTTTCTGCCACCAACTAAAACTCCATTTAGTACAAGTACTTGTATTAGGGTAAACTTGTCCACTCCAACCAAAACCACTACCATTAGTACCTCCAGATGTAGTAGGACTTCTTGTTATTTTTACAGCATACGGAATTTGATAATCATAGAAAGAACCTGCTGCACCTCCTGCTGGTTTTTGCCATAATTCATTATTATATAGAACCATATATTATCCTATGCAAATGCTAGTTGCGGAGCCCCTAATTGTATTGAACCTGAAGCTTTAACAAAATATGGTATAATATCAACAGCATTAGCTGCAGTAGAAATTGTTAAACCAGCACCTCCAGCAGTTTCATAATCTGTTCCTAATGATAATGTTCTACTACCAGTACCATCTTGAATTAATACAATAACTCCAGATTGCCCTGCAGCTTCTGTTGAAGGATTAGCTAAAGTGACATTACCAGTAGCAGTTAATATAAAATTTTGATATGTAAAATCTAATGTTGTGCTACCAGTAACACTAGCAGTTTGTGTTCTACCTTGTTGTGCTGCAGTCCAAGTATTTGCTGCATTTTTAGTCGCTACTGTAGAATCAATAGAAACAGTTACTGTATCTGTAGAACCGGCAACAGTATCAATACCAGTTCCTCCAGCTATATCAACTGTATTACCATCACTAATAGTTTGGTTAGAACCACTATCTCCAGACAATGTCCAAGATGTCATAGCACTTGCAGTTGTTCCTAATTGTGAAAACATCTGAAAAGATGTGCCATCATATATAACAGCTACTATTGCATTTTGCTCTATATCACCAGCTGCAACATCTTGGTCGTTTTTCTTTTTAATATTTTTTACACCTAATCCATTTACATTTAATGTAGAAGCTCCTGTAGATGTATTTGCTGCCTTAAAATAAAATACTTGACCTGCTACATAAGCAGTTACTGCTGGTGTTAAAGCTATAACATAAGCATTAGCACTACCACTATCTGTTGCTTGGAATATTAATCCACCATCTTGTATTTGTCCTGCGTTTACTGCATCTGTATGTGCAGTACCATCACCTACTCTAGTTATTTTATATGTACCAGCATCAAGATTTGCTGTTGCTGCATTGGAACCATCTTTATTTAAACATTGGTTTATGCCACTTGCTAAATCTTGGTCGTGTGTGTCGTGTCTATCTGCAACAATTTTTGTTCCAGCATCTCTATTACTTTGCCAAATTTGTGTTCCAGTAAAAACACCATCTGACCTTGTATATGTTCCTCCTGACCAACCCATTTTTTTCTCCTTTCGTTCTTTTTATCCTATATTTATTAAAAAATCAAATTATTATTAAAATTCTACTCCACTAGCTAATCCACCAACAGCTTGTCCAAGCAATCTTGCTCCTGCTCTGCTAGCATCTCCTATACCTGTATTTGTTTGTATTGCTGCAATTATTTGTGGACTAAATAAACCAGCTTTGAAAACTGCTTGCAACATATCTGGGTAATCTTCATATATTTTTTGCATTGTTATTTTTCCAGACAAACCATCTTTAATAGCTTTTAACTTTTTAGGGTCTGTTCTAGCATTAGCAAAAAGTATATTAAATAATTGTTTAGATGTTGCATCTGTAACTTCATCGCTAAATTTGTCTGCTGATTCTCCTATAGTTTGTCTTAAAACATCATTTATATTTCTAGCATTTAATAGTTGCTTTGGTATATTTTCTTTTATAACAGCAGAAAGTTCTGTTCTTAAAGCTGTAGGACTACCACCAGTAGCTTTAATTGTATTTGCTTGCACTATAGCTTCATCTTTTAACTTGCCTAAAAATTTAGTAAATGCTTGTTCATCTCCGGGATATACTGCTTTTAGTAATTTTACTGCTGTTGGATTTTCTACTAACTTTTCTGCTATATTTCTTGCTCCTAATTGTGGTTTATTAGCACCTACAGAAGTGTTTATAGTATCTTTATAAAATTGCATAGCACCTAAGAAAAAAGCTTCTTTTTCTGACTTACCCATATACTTTAAATTTTCTTCTAATATTTCTAATTCTTGTGGATTATTTAATGCTTTCTTTAAATTTCTACCTTGAAACATAGCATCTGTTAAACTTGCCATTTCTGCGTATTTATTTTTTGCAGCCTTATATCCCGGATTAAAACTATCAAATATAGCATTAAATATATTTTTAGTATTGTATGCTTGTCCTTTTAAAACAGTTCCAATACTACTATCTCTACCTAATTTAGAGGTAGCATCATCAAGACCTAATTTTATAAAATGTAATAGTTTTGTATCTAATGTTTTTATGTCATTAAATATACCTCTTTTATCAGCAGTTTGTATTTTAGTTATATCTCCAACATCATTTCTAATAAACTTTATGTTAAAATTAGGGTCTATATTTTTTGCTATTTTTGCAGCAGATTCTAAAGCATCTACCATAGAACTTTGATTTAATAAATCCATAATTTTAATTTGTTGACCATCTATATTTAAACTATAATCTAATGGCATTTTTTTATTTTTCTGCAACACTTTTGTATACAATTTAGAAGCATCTTTTTTATTATATCGTAAAACATTTAATTCGTTAATAAAGTCGCCACCTTTAACATTATCAAAAATACCAATTAATCTATTTAATCTACCATCTTGTCTTGCTTTTAAAAATTTTATTGCTTCGGCTTTACCAGAAGTTTGAGGTAATAAATTTATACCTTGTACTAAATTAGCTAAAGAATCTGCTGTGTCTCCTATAGTAAAATTGGCATCTTTCTTTTTAATAACCATTTCTAAGGCTTGCCCTATACTTAAATCTTCATTTTTTAATGCTTGATTAACTATTTTTTTTGCTGTTTTACTACCTAATACATCAGCACTTTGCGGTGTAAGTTTTTTTATTATAGGACTTACTATATTACCTACAGAAGACAACACACCACCTGCTGTTGCAGATATAGCAGTATCTAAAGGTACATTTTTCATTCTTTCACCAAAAGAATCTTCTCCTTTTAGAAAACTACTTACTGCTCCTTCTGCACCACCTGCTGCAACACCTTGTTTAAAGTTATTAGGATTAACTAATATTTGCCCTATTTTTTTTTTAGTAAATGGAAATAAAGGTAATAATGATGTTATAGCTCCAGCACCTTCTGCAGCAGTGCTTGAAATAGGTGTTTGACTGCCATACTCTTTTAAATTTTTTCTTTTTAAAGCTAATGCTATTTGATAATCTGTAATAGGTTCTGCATTTGCACTTGATGTGTAATCTTGTATTTCTGGTACACTTCTTAATGCTTCTGCTAGCATAGGATTTCTGTCTCCTAGTGCTGTTATTTCGTCCATTCCACCTCTAGTTACACCTTGTAAAAATTGACCTAATGCACCAGTAGAAGAATAATCTTTAGCTTGTATTTCTGCTAATAATTGGTTTTCTTGTGCTGTTCTATTAGTTTTTTTAAGTAAATCATCTTCTAAAAACTTAATAGCATTTTGTAAATCTTGACTAGCTAATTGTACCATTTAAAACCTATTGTTCAAATTCTTCGTCATATAATATTTTATAATACTCTTTGTAGTTTTTAATACTTTGTTCTAACTGTTTAACTATTCTATTTGCAGTTTCTAAAGTAGCATCAGGTAACATAAAATTTAATGGACCATAAGCACCTCTTAAAGCATCACCTTCTTTTTGGTTAAGCTGTCCTAGACCAGAAGCTCCAGTAGGTGTTGTTGACTTCATCTGCATTAATTTTCTTAATAAATTCTGGTCAGCTAAGTTTAATATTGCTTGGTCTAACTTATAAGCATCAGAACCAGGTACTTTTCTTGATACAATACCTCTTGCTCCACCATATTGTATGTTATCAATTATTCTTTTTGCAGAAGCTTGAGCTAATTCTAAATCATTAAGAGTTGTTGTTATTTGACCTCTAAATGCTTGTTTATCTTTTTCCTTATCAAATTTAATTTTATCTATATCTAAGCCTAATTTTGCTATTTCTAACTTCTTTTTATTTGTACCTACTATTGTGCTTTCTGTATCTGCTTTTGTCTTTTCAGTTTTTGCTTCTTGCAAAGAGCCTTCTTCGTAAATAGTATCACTGCCTTGATTATTACTACCTTGATTTATGTTTTGGTTATTAATATTTGTACCAGAGCCACTTGGTGTGTTTTGTAAAATATCTATAGCATCTGGAGTAGAATCAAATATATCAATATCTTGTTCTATTGGGTCTGTAACACTAGGTTGTATACTTATGTTTTGTTGTGGTTGTGCATCTGCTCCATAAACTGAATTATATATTTGTGTAGCTTTTTGAATAGCTGCAGATGGGTCGCTTTCACCTGTTTGCATTAATTCTGGTGCTTCTTCTGCAACATACTCTGCTAATGTAGGTATACTACCTTTTTTTGTACTAAAATTAGCAACTACCTTAGGGTCTAATGGATTACCAGATAAGTCTGTAAAGCTAATAGCATTTGTTCTAGGGTCTACAACTTGTATTATAGATGCTGACCTACCATTTAAATATCCATTTACTAATGTTCTTTTAGGTAAATTTAATCTTCTTTGTAATTCTATAGTTTGTGCATCTAGGTTGCCTATTCTAGCTAAATCTCCAATATTAGAAGCTTCTTCAGGTTTAAGTTCTCCTTTTAACTTATCTATCAATGTTCTATCTTTTTTACCTATAGTAATAGTTTCTGGAGTTTTGCCTTCATCTTTTAAAATACTTGCTGTAAGAGCCTTAAAACCAAGCCCTCCAGTTTTATCTGTATTTGTTTCTTTTACAGCTGTAAGTTCAGGGTCTATTCTAGTAGTATAAAATTGACCACTATCATCTACCAATATAGGAATATTACCCATTATAGTATCTTCTGTAGTTCCTACTGTGCCTTTATTTAATGCTTCTGATACTAAATTAGATGTGTCCATTTCTCTTTGCTTTAAGTTTTTAGCTTGACCTAAAGCCATAATGTTTGCAGCAGTACTTAAAAATTTACTAGCTACATTACCTATAGGAAACTTTCCACCATAAGCTTCTTGTGCAGTAGTTTCACCAGTAATTCCTCTACCTCTTAGTGCTGCAATTTGTGCTTGTTTTTCTAATTCTTCTATTAGTGGATTTCTTTGTCTAAACTGTGTTGCTCTAATAACTGCCATTATACTCTTTCCATATTTACATCTATTTGGTTATAATCTACCATTAAATGTCCAAAAATATTTTCAGATATAGCAGATGGTTTTATCTTTTTAATATCTTGTGCTATAACACCAGTATATCTTTCTGGAGACCAATTATACTCAAATTCATAAATATTTAATCCAGATTTAGATTTAGATTTAAATTTAATATTTTTCTTTAATCTTTTATCAGATAACATAGCTAAAGTTGCACCTGATGCCGCTGCATCTCCTAAAGCATTTAATCTTGCACCATAAGCACCAACTTGACCAGCATAACTACCTTGGTCAAATTGACCTTGTTGTTGTGCTGCAGCAAAGATTGGTGGTGGTGCTACACTAACTGCTGGTACATTTAAACCAGTAGTAGCTACACTAGGTGGAGGTGGTGCTTGTCCAGATAGTGCAGCTATTTCTGTTAGCGGTTGATTTCTTGATAGTAAATAATCTGCTAGCTGTCTATCTCTTATTCTTTCTTGCTCTCTAACAACACCTTCTGCATCTCCTATCTGAAAACTTCTAAGACCTGTTGCTCTTTGCAACTGTGCATCAGCTAATGCTTGTCCTTCTCTTATAGATTCTTGTGCTAAATCTCTTAAAGAATCATTTTGTTGCATTCTCAAATCACCGATTGCTGCATTATAAGCATCTGAGCCTTCTGGTATACCAGAGTTAATTAATTGTGTTCTTAAATCTATTTCTTGTTGTTGAAATTGTGGTTGTAATCTATTTAATGCTCTATCAAAATATGCACCTTCTACTCTAGTTGCATAGTCATCAATATTACCCATATTAGGTATTGCTTGAAAACCACTTCTATCTATAAGACCGGGTTGTGGTGATAAGTTAGCTAAAGAAAAAGTTTCTTGTGGTAATCCACTTAAATAGTTACCAGCAGTATCTAAAAATTTATTAGTTATTCCTACTTGTTGTTGTCTTTGTGCTTCATACTCTGGTGCTAGAGTATAATCTTGTCTAAATCTATCATCACCTAAATCTGTTACAATAGTTTGGTCATAAGGAGAATAAACATCAGGTCTATTCATTCTTCCTTCTACTCTTGCAGTTTCTACATTAGCGGCACCTTGAGCACGAGCTGCACCTGCATAATCTGGAGCTGGAGGTGGTTTTGGTGAGCTAAAAATATTTTTTAAAAAACTCATGTTAATTCCTTTCGCAACAATACTGCTTTTCTATTATATCCTTCTAAAGTTTTTTCCCAACCTGTTCTACCTAAAATTTCAATATAATTGATTTTTTTTTCTTTTGCAAACTTTTCTATTTTGTCAACTATTTTTTTTATTTCATTTAATTTGCCACCACCTAAACCTATTCTTATTGAATCTTTAGTTTCTGCTATAACACAAGCAGAATCTTTATAAGTAAATAATTTATAGTAACCTGTGTATAAATTTTTTTCTAATTCATTTCTGGATAAATTTTCTGCTAATTTTGTTGCTGGTTCTAATAGTTTCCATATTTTATCTGTAAGTATCATAATCCTACTCCTGTTTCATAATAAACATCTGTACTGTGCCATTTAATGCTTTGTGCTTGTGTACTTGTTCTTATTCTAATTGCTGCATTCCAACCTATATTTGCTACACTTCTCCAAACCAACTGTGAATCAACACTTCCTGCCCATTCGCTTGCATCCCAAGTTCCTTCGTCCCAACTTGTACCTTCTGTAGTAGCACTTGAAGGAGTATATGTACTAGAGCCATCATTAAAGTCAACATCAAACCCTATGCTTATTGGTAAAGACGCATCAGAAGATACTATTGGTCTTATAGCTGTATATCTTTTTGTTTTACCTCTGCCACCAAAATATACAAAAGCTGTTTTAGCATCTCCTTGTATTTGAGTACCAGCATCACTTGTACCACTATCAGCTTTATGCACTGCAGTTTCTCCACCAAAATATAAGTCTCCATTAAGCAAACCCCAACAGTATGCATTCTGCCCAGTAAATTTACCCCAAGCACCAGTATTTAAATTTACAACATATTGTATAAACTCTCCTGTCGTATTATTAGGTACATTAAATATACCCATTTGTGCTTTTGGATAAATGATTACATCCCACCCAAATAAAGTTTTAAAATTACTTACACTAAAATTTATACTACCACTTATTTTTGCAGATATAGCTAAACCATAATTTGTTTCATCTTCTGCATACATTCTAGTCAATGGTATAAAACCTGATTCTGTTATAATAATTAATTCTGGACCAACTCTGACTATACATCTTTTGCCTATTGGTCTAGCTACTTTAAAGACACCAACTAAAGACCAAGCATTTGCGTTACTAGGGTCTGTACCTTGATAAACTGCTACCTCTCCTTCTGATGTTATAAATGCTATATAATCATCTGAACCAGAACCACCATCTCTAGTTAGAGTACCTGCTGCAACTAAATTACCACCAAAATTAAAAACACTACCTAATGAAAAAGTAGATACTGCACCAGCTACAGAATTAATTGGTAAGTACCCAAAACTTAAACTATTATTTAATATAAAAAATAATCTTTCTTTAAACACAGTTACATTATTTATTGTTGTAGAAGTAACACCAGATAATGTAGGTGTTGCCCAAGTTGTACCATTATAATGTCTAGGTGCATCTGCTCCATTACAAATAAATAAAAAAGAACCACCAGAAGTAGTAAAGTTTGCAAATTCCCATCTAGCATTAGATAAGCTTGTCAAAACTGGAGAATCAGAAGCACTTGACCAACTAGCAGTGTCCCAAGTAGCAGTGTCCCAAGTAGAAGCTATTGCACCAGAAGATGTTACATCATAAGCTTCTGAACCACTAAAAGCAAACAGCTTATTAGCAGTCGGAGAATGATAAGACATTAATGTTTCTACTTTAGATGCAAAACCAGTTTTATGATTTGTAAAACCTTTTCGTAAGCTAACATCTGTAGAACCCGGAAAAAAATTATCTAATCTAATAGCATCTGTTTGTGGCATTAAATCAACAGCATCTCTCGTATTTAATCCACCAATAGGTGCAGATAAAGATGTACTTTCTCCAGTAGGATTAAACACTGCCATTATTTTTTTCCTTTATAACCAGAAGCATAGATTGCTTTAGCTTGTTTTTTAGCTTTGTTTTTACTTTTATATACTTTTCCTTTTTTTCCAAATCTATAACCACCCTTTACTTTTTTAACAGGCATTATAGTGAAAAGTTACCCTCTGGTTCGTTAACTGGCAAATACAATCTATTTGGACCAGCCATACGAATGACTTGCTTTGCACCGTCTTTAGCTTGCAACTCAGATAATTTTAATCTATATTCTTGAAATTGATTATCATAAGGCAAACCTTTTTGTTTTAAAAATCTCCATATAACTCCGAGAGTTATTATATCTTCATCTAAAATTGTTGTATTACTATCTGCTGCATAACTTGTTGCATTTGCACTACCATCACCAGTAGTATCAACCCAATTTTTACCTATATATTCAAAAGCAACAGTTTCTCCTGCAGGTGGTGTAGGACTAAATAATAATTTGCCACCTCTTATTCTAAAATAATTTGTTATTCCACTAGTAACACTAGCTTTTAATCTTTGCCATTGTGAATTATTTAATGGTCCATAATACTTTCTGTCTGTTGTTCTATTCCACATTGTATCGTTACTAAACCTTAAAAAATCTGTAGCTATAGTTGTCATTGTGCCTTGACTTTCTGCTGCAAGTGTGGTATGTAATTCTTCTTTAATTAATACTTGCCAATCATATCCTGATACTAAATTTTTTCCTTCTCTGTTGGCTGCAGCTACTAATTGTATATTTGTTGTATCAGCAGAACCAAACACTGATGTTGGTGTAGGCACTCCTATTTCTTTTGCTGCATCTTGACAGATTGATAATAAAGTCATTCTTTACCTACTATTTGTTGTATTTCTTCTTTACCACCATTTAAAAATCTCTTAGCTTCTTTTCTATGGTCTAAAACATCTTTACCTAACCCATGACAAGCACCATCAGATAATTGTGATAATTGTTCTATTGATGTTATTCCTTCCATTTCAAAAAACTTTTTTTTGTTTCTATTTATGCTTTTAAGCTTTGATAAAGGAGTTTCTTTTTTTACTGTTGCTTTATTTTTGTAATAAGCATTATATTCATTAGGAAACTCATCTTTAATTTCTGCTTCTTTTTCTTTCATTTTATATATAACACTATTTGGGTCACCAATTAATTTAATTTCAACTAAATCAAATTTATTTGTTGGGTCTCTAAAAATATTTATTCTTCTGTTTCCTGCCATTTTACTCTCCTAGTTTACAGAGGGCAGTATAAACCACCCTCTATATATTTTAATGCTACAGTGGAAATTGACACATTATTATCTTGGCACTTGCATCTATTGCAGTTGCACAAGCAGAATCAGTAGCAGCATTTACAACATCTAGTGTTCCATCTCCTGCTCCGATTAATGTCAATGCGTTACCATCAGCACCTGCTGTTAAAGCAGTATTTAATGTTGCTGGACCAGTTACTTGAATCCAACAATATTCAGTTGTAGCTGGAGCTGATTGAAGAACACCAGCACCTACTCTAGCAGTATCACTTACATCTGAAGTAACAACAGTTGTTGCTCCAGCTGAAGCTCCGCTTGGTGCATAATATCCAACTACATTACCAGATACTGCGGCAACAGAGCCTGCTCCAACATTATATTGAACATATTTATAGAGTTTACCATCAGCAGTTTGAGCTATTTGCCCTGGCTGAAATTCAGCACTTGAACTAGTGGCAGTAACATCTATACCAGTTAAATAAGACATAGTTCTCTCTCCTTATTATGCTTGTATGACGCCTTGTCTTGCTCTGTTTGAACAGGTCATATTTCCTGCCCATACTACAGGCAACACCATAGCATCTTGGTTAACAGAAGCCTTCTCACCCAAAGGAGAAAATTCTCTACCTTGAGCTGGACGAAGGAATAAATAGTCCGAGTTAAGCATATACATTTTACTTGCTGGACATTGGTCATCATAATAGACAGGAGCATCCATAAACATTAAGTTCATAAATCCTGCACTTGCTTTATCATCACTAGTAAATCTTTGATTAGTCTGTAAAGATGCCCAATAATATTGAAAGTAAGTGCTGTCTGCTACGATACAGTCTGGGTGGTCTGCTCCTCTAACTGTGTTTAACCACAATGTATTCATCGCTGTCTGAATAGTTGTAGCACTAGGAGTAACAGAAGGTGATTGTGCAGAAAAATCATAAACCTGATTTCTCCAAAAAGTATAAGTATTCGCTGAAATACCACCAACAGTATTAGTGTTAGTTCCAGGAACAATTAACTGTAAACCACCTAGCTCTTTTCCATCTGTGCCAGTTCCGTCAGCATATAGACCTGTAGCCATTGTGTTTTTAAGAGTTTTTTCTAAATTTCTAACTCTTGATTTAAGTAAGTTAAAGATTGCTTCCTTACCGGAGTTTTCGACCTGTTCTAAACCAGATATAACCACGTTACCAGCTAATTGCTTATAATTAAACTCTGCTGCAGTGAATACATTTGATGTAGATGTGTCTAATACTTCATAACCACTATACCATTTTGCAGTTGAGTTAGTTGCATATTCTAATTCTTGCACAATAGTTCTACCAGTGGCTACTTGTTTGTTGCCCTTTCCATCAATATGACGAAGTAAGGCATTACCGTTAGTTACGTTATCTGCAAGGGTTTTTGAATACCCAGCAAGAGTAGTTGTAACAATTTCGGTAAAAGTACTATTTGGACTTGCCATTTTTATACCTCATTATTTAAAAGTTAATCCCCAACATTATTTCTGCACTCCAGCTTTATTAATTGATTCCATAAGCAAAGAATCTAGGTCTGTGGATTTAACAGTTCCTCCTGTAGGATTACCTGTAGCTCTAGGTCTAACTTTTTTAGCCTTTTCAACTGCAGCTTTCCTTTTTGCATCTTCTTCAGCTTTAGCACTTTTTCTTTGTGCTTCTAAAGACTCTTTATATAAATCATCATCTAAACGAACAGCTTTAGTATAGGCATCTTCTAATCCTTTTGCTTCTTTAGCATCTATTAGATTGCCCATTTTTACTCTAACTTTTTCAAAATGAGGAAATTTTAAATTACCTTTATCATCTTTAGCATTTGCAAAATTACTAATTTGATTTTCTGTTTGTACCCTTTGACTTTCCAGATTTTGCCTTTTAAACTGATTTAATTCAGCTAAAATTGCTTGATTCTGTTGTTGTAATTGGGAGATTTGTGTATCGGACTCATTCCAATTCACAGTGTCTTCATTTATTGATGAAAGCTCAATACCATAACCTTGTGCTAATTGCTTGAGTGCCATTTTTGGGTTATTTCTGAGTGCCATATCTGCATTAAGTAATCTGGAAATATATTCTGCTTCTCCCACACCACTTGCATTTATATGCTGTCTCATTGGAGCAATAACTTTATCTAATGATTCATAACTTTTGCGTTGTTCGGCTACTTCTTGCGTCTTTCGTGTGTAGTCGGCAGTCATTTCTTTATCTCGCTTTAACATATACTCTTGTGCATCACGAGGTAAATTATTAAACTTGCTTCTTACATCTTCTGACCAGTTTCTAGGAGCTTCTAGAGGTGGTTCTTGCGAAGCCTCACTCCCTTCTGTTTCAGAAGGTTCTTCTTTTGAATCTGTTGCTTCTTCCTCATTTTCAGGTGCTACCTGGTCTAATGATTCAGAATCAGATTCTTCGGAATTAGTATTCTCCACTTGTTTGGGAGCATCAGGAATAGTAGTATTTTCTACTTCTTCCTTTGGTGTTTCATTGTTAGTTTCTGGGGCTTCTTTTTCGCCACCTTCAAAAGTTTGATTAATAGCTCCCTCTAATACTGCATCTAAAGTTGCAGGTTCATTAGTTGCTGGAGCTTCTGGTGCTGGTTCCTGTGTAGGAGTGCTTTCTTGGTTCATTATATTATCCCTTATTATATTTGTTAATCATTGAGTCCCAAAATTTAGGTTTTGTAGAACTTGTATAATCATTACCTACTTGCCTAACATTATTTCTCCTCTCAAACTCTCTTAATTGAGAACGGCTACTTATAACCGTTTTTTGGTCTAAAGGAGAGATAAATTCTTTTATATCGCCTATAACTTGATTAGATTTATTTCTTTTTGTTACTTTTACTGGTTTAAAAGTACACTTTTTCCATTTAATATTATCGTAGTTTTTACTGTAACTCATTTCTATCTCTTTCATAAATCTTATCTGCTACTTGTAATTCTTTTTCTATCATTGTCAACTCTTTTTTAGAATTAGCCCTTTCCCTACTTGATTGAGCCTCGCTAGATACTTTTTTATCGCTTGTTCTTTCTTTTGATTGTATTTCAGCTAATTTGCCTTCTTGTTTTAATTTTTCTTTTTCCATTTCTGTTTGCATTTTAGCTTGTGCTATTCTTTCTGCCTCAGATGGTTGAGGTCCTTGTTGCATTTGTTGTTGAGCTTGTTGCATTAATTGTGCTTCAGTTTGGTCAATAACATCTTCAAAATTTCTGCCTACTTTCCAAGCCCCCATTAAAAATCTTAATGCCTGAAAAGCTAATGGTGTTAATATAGGAGAAGCATTAGCTATTTGTATGCTTTGTTGTAGATAAGCACCAAAAGTATTTAAAAATTCTACTCTTGTTTTCTTTTCTTCTTCTTCATCAGTGAAAACAGTAGCATCAGTTTCGACATCTATGGAGTAAGAGCGCAATTTATCATCTCTCATTATTTGCATCATCTCTGGAGTAACAGGCATAGAAGTCATAGCCATTAAAGTTTCTGGCTCATAATGTTCCGCTATTAATTCAGCTTTTAATCTAAATAAATCTCTTATATATTCAGCTATTTCAGATTGTTTTTTACGCATACGCATACTACCAAACTGTGCTTTTAATTGCTGTGCCGTAGCTGTTTCACTTGCTTTTGTAGAACCTCTAATAATATCTGATATTCCAGTAATTTGATATATAGTGTCTAATAATTGACTTCTTTGTGCATATAACCCTTGTAATACTTGTGCTATTGGAGATATATCTTCTTGTTGAAATACTGCAGATAATCCGCCTTTTGCCGCTAATTGAGCAAAGTTTTCTGATGGCACAAAATCATTATCTCCTGCATCTGCTAAATGAGATAATTCTGGTACAGAAGAATCATATACTCCTCGTCTTTTTAATCCCTCTATTAAATTTCCAATCCTTGTAGTTATTCTATCTAATTCATCGGCTTGGTCTTGATATAAAGTAAACTCTGGTATAGGTACACTTGTTTCATTTGTTCTTATAGCTACCAAAGCATCAGGAGTAGGGAAAAATTTTTCTAAATTATAAGGGTCCTCATCCTCTGCTAATACTTCATTATATCCTTTGGCTATAAAATACCTTTTGCGTGTCATTTTGCACCAAATTTCCCATATCTCTGCTCTAGAAAAAACTTCAGAATATTCTTCTGAATACTCCTCTGGTTCTGGCGACCAATTTAAAGGAATATTAGAAGCATTTTTAAAATTTCTTTCAATTAATTCATCTCTAGTAAGTAAATGCCTTCTAGCTTTCCAATAAACATCTTCTGGTCTTTTTGATGGACTTTCTCTATAATCTTCCCAATTAACATACTCAAAATAACATCTTTGGTCAGCTATGCGTTCTTCATCTTGGGTTATTACTAATGGTTCGCCAGTTTCATCTAAAGTTTCTGTTTCTATTGTTTCTTTAATAAATACTGGTTCATAAACTAGCCAGATTACTCCTCTGCCTGGAAGTAAATAATCTTCTAATGCGGCTCTTATAGGTTTTTCTGACGAATATACTTCTGTTCCATAAGTTAAAGCTCTTTCTAACATTATAGCAACTTGTCTTGTTATGGGATTATTATCACTATATCTTCGTCTAATATCTGGTTTGGGCATTTTAGCAAATAATGCACCTTTCATTGTTTCTGTATTAGACCATAGAATATTAAATTGTTTATAAATACCTGCTCCAAAAGAATCTGAATTTCTTTCATCTCTATAACGAGATACAACTTCTCTACCTCTTTTTCGCCAATCTTTTTCTGTACTATCTGCACTCTCTAATTCAATTTGCCAATATCTAGCAGTGCCTTGAGCTAACTCTATATCTTTTCTAGTTTCTGCCATAAGTTCCTCTTATTTTTTGAATCATAACACCATCTCTATTAATAGATTCTTTTAATTTATTTACTAATGCCATATGTTCTTCTATAGTTAATTCTCTATCATCAGGGTATCTAGTTGTATATGGCATATCATCAAAATATCCTCTCTCTATAGCTATATCAGTTAATTTATCTTCATTATCTATAATTTCTCCTGTTTTATTATCATAACCTGGAACGGCATATAATCTATCAGGTTGTTCTGGATTTACAGCTCCTTTTATATAAACAGTTGTAGGAGAACCATCCTCATTAATTTTAAGATTATTATTAATAGAATCTTGATGATACTGCAATAAATTATGTTCTCTTTTTAACATCTCTGCCATCATTAATTTTTCTTCTTCAGTCATTAAATTCTTCTCTCTGGTTTACTGCGTTTTTCTTTTTCGTGCATTTTTATCATTTCATCTAATGTTGGAGTTTTTAACATTTCTTTCATTATATCTGGCTCTTCTTTTTTAGGTTTGATATGTTTATAGGACATAGCCAAATATCTAAAACTATCGGAGAAATGCGAACTCCAATTATGTAAAGGATTTCTTTTAAATACTCTTTTAACATCATCCCATTCTCTTTGATAATTACGCAATGCGTTTAAACCATTTTCACACTTATTAGCATCAAAATAACAATTTTGCAATAATAATCGTACAGCATTGATTCCATCATCAACTTTATGATTAGGAACTATGCGTGGTCGCCTACCCATATTAATTAAAGTTTCCGCCCTTGTTCTACCAGTTCCTAGCTCTCTTACTTTAGCATCGTGAGGCAAATAATCATCTCCCCAATAATCTATATTCATTTCTTTCATAACTTTAACATAATGTTCTAATCCTACTCCTGCACTTTCATAACAATCTATAACTCTAATTTCGCCCATAGTTACTTGAAAAAACCATAAAGCACAACTATCTGATATTCCTAAATCCCAGGCAACATGAACTGGTAATGTTGGGTCTAAATCTACTTTAGTTACTCTCCCTTCCTGTTCTGCTTCTATAATTAAATTACCATAATAAGAGCCTTTAATGGCAGCCGCCCAACTGCATTCAAATTCTTGCATATATTCATCTTCGCCCATTTGTTTTTTTGCCGCTTCTAATTCTTTTGGGTCTACCACTCCTGTTTCGCTAGCACGATATATAACTCGATACCATTCATTATCACTTTTTGCATTTTGATATAATTGCCAGAATTGATTTCTTCCTTTTGGTGTTCCAATAAATATTGCCCATCCTTTTCTATCTGTTAAAGCTGGTCTAATAATTTCACTCCACATTCTAGGACTCATGTCGGCATACTCGTCGAGAATTACCCCATCCAAGAAAATTCCACGAAGGGCATCTGGGTCATCTCCTGCACCATATAATCGTATACGACTACCATTAATTAAATCTATACGCAATTCAGATTGATTTATTTTTGTTCCAGGAATATCTTTTGTATAATATAATAAATAATCCCAAGCAACCGCTTTTGCTTGTCGATAGTATGGAGCTATATAAGCAAATCTACCATCTTTTCTTTCTGTTTTAATCTCTAAAGCTTTTCTTAATAATTCTGTAACTGCATAAACCGATTTTCCCCATCTTCTATGAGATACGCAAATTTTAAATCTTTTAGTATTTGAATGTAATTTAGCTTGTTGTGGTCTGGGAGTATAAGGAATAGTTATGTGCATATTATTTAAAAAACATTAATAAAGCTTTTCTATTACCATCAAAAGATTCAACCTTATGCTCTATATCACTAGAGTATAATAACATACTTAAATAATGGGCTTTTTTAATTATTTTGTCCCTTGTTAAAAAATATCCACCTCTATAATTATCAGGATTAGTTAATAATATAGAGGCACTATATTTGCACCAGCTCATATGATTATTTGTGCCTTTATCTGTATGCCAATCGTGTCCTCTACTTCTGCTTTCTACTAAACAATAACTTGGTTTTGAAATATCGATTGGTATTATTTTTTTTATAATTTTAATAATAGGTTCTATTAATATATCGGTAAATAATTTATAACCATCTTTTTTTGCCAAAATATTTGCATTTTGTTTTGTTATTACATTTTTTTCGTAATGCCACATTATGTTGTTTTTTTATAATTATTTTTTTTATTATTTTTATTTCCCATCACTACTCTTACTTTTTTTTTATTTCTTTGTATTTGATTTGACGGCTTTTTTTTATTTGTATAGGGCATAACTTACTCCTTTTTTTTATGGGTTATTTTATCTGTAATTACTTCTGCGTCAAGAACTTCTTTAGGAGGCTCTAAATTAAAACTAACGGATATATTATTAGGTATACCTTCGTGTTCCACTTTTTCTTGAAATCCAGCTTTAGTTTTTGCTAAAAAAATTGCAGATATAGTATCTCCGTTCATAGCTTTTTTATATAATTGACTTCCTATTGCCATAGTTAATTTTTCTCTACCAGTTTCTAAAGCATTTCTAAAATGTTTGCGTAATGTTTTAGCATCACATCCTACTAACTTTGCTATTTGCTCGTGCGTTAAACCAAATGCTACCCCTAAAGAGCAAACTCTTTCTTGTTCTGGTGTTGGCTCAAATGGTGGTCTGGGCATTATCTTAATCCTATATATTTATGAGTTTGTATGCTGATTTTCCAATTATAATCTATACAACTTTGCACACATAATTCTGTTGCTTTTTTACTTTGGCTTAAAGGTTGTAAATATATACTTTTATCTTTTATCTGATAATCTTTAATAAAATCTTTTAAAATATCTATATCTTTTTGTTTTCCTATGGGCATTTTAATTTCATTAGCTCGTTCTATAGCAGATGGTATTAATTTTTTACCTCCACTCATATTTATTTTTGGCGATACCGTTACCCAAGTTTTTGGATTGCATTTTATTTCTTCTGTGCCTGAAGTTTCTATTTGACAAGTGTATTTACCTTGTATAAAATAGTTGGTTGCCCTTGTTAAATCATATAAACAAGGTTCTCCTCCAGTAAATACTATATGTTTAGCTTTAAATTTATTATTAATTAATTGATATAGGTCAAAATTTTGCAACCAACACCAATGCTCTGTATCCATATTTTTATTTAAAATATAATCTAATTTTTTTACACTTCCTGTATCATCTGCCCAGGTATGCTTGGTATCGCAAAATGCACATCCTACATCACATCCTTGTAATCTGACAAAAACACTAGCCGTTCCAGTTTGTGTTCCTTCTCCTTGTATAGTTTCGAATATTTCGTTAATTTTAAGTAATTCTCTCGACATATTTACGATAATCCTCTTTAATATCGGTATATTTAGCAGATTCCCAAGGAAAGACTACCCATTTTTTACTTAATAATAAAGAAAAATATTTACTATTATCTTTTTTGCTTACCCAACAACAGTATTCTTTGCATTTTCCCTTATATTTATTAAAAGTTCGTTCAGAATCTATAATATCATCAACCCATAAACAATTTTTTTCAGGTTTTTGTAAAAATTTAAGCTTTAATTGATGGGATAATGCGACTGCTAATATTAATCCTCCTCTTTTAACCCCATAAATACCAGAAAATTCCATTCCTTTATACCTATCATATAACCGACTTATTGCTAAATCAAAATCTAACCAATCTAAATAAGCATATTTACTCATCTCTATGACCTACTTTCATAGCCATATTAGAATTTGTTTCTCTCACTTCTACTTTGCAACACCAAATCCTATCTTGTTCGCCATAATCTTTTAAAAATATAGTATTTATATATTCATATAAAAAATCAGCTATACCTTCACAACCAGTTTTTTCTACTTCAGTTATTTTTGCTAATTTTTTTTCTCCTAACTGTTTTAAAAACTCATACTCTGGGTCATCTTGAGCTAATAAAAAAGTATGGTCAAACCAATCCTCTAATAATGATTTTAAAGGTTTTAATCCTCCAAAATCCATTACCCAATTTCTAGCATCTAATGTTTTACTTTCAAATTCAAAATGAAAAGATAGTGCATATCCGTGTATTAGATTACAATGACTATCTGCTCTCCATTGTCTATAAGCAACTGGTCCTATTTGTGTGTATGTTTTTGTAGATTTATATATACCCTTGTCCTTTAATAATATTTAATAATTCGTTACGAGCATCGCTATTAGTTTTAAATAATCCTCTCATTACTGATGTCGCCATACTGGTATCGTGCTCTCTTACCCCTCTAACAGTCATACACATATGTTGGGCTTTAATTAAAACTCCTAAAGCTTTTGGTTTTATTAATTTTTCTATTTCATCGGCTAATTGCATAGCTGATTCTTCTTGAATTTGTGGTCTTGCCATAATCCATTCTGTTATTCTATTAAATTTGGATAATCCTATCACTTTTTCTGATGGTATAACTCCTATCCAAGCTTTACCTAATATAGGAACAAAGTGATGCGAACACATAGAACGAACTGTAATAGGACCAACTGTATAAATTTCATCTAATTGTTTAGCATTAGGAAATTCTGTTACTTTAGGCATTGGATAATATCTTCCTTTAAAAATTTCTTCGATATACATTTTAGTTATTCTTTGTGCGGTATCTTTAGTATTATGGTCATTCTCCACATCTATTAATAAAGCTTTTAATAAATCATCTACTGCAGATTTTATATTTACTTTTATTTGTTCTATAGATTCTTTATTTAAATGCTCTGATATATTATCATTTGCTTTAAATGGAATTTTATTTTTTTTTAAATAATCATATATTACCATAATTGTTTTCCTAAATTATTTTTTAAAAATTGCATTTGATAACCTATTCCCCATCTTTTTTCAGGATATAATTCTTGAATACTATTAATATCATCAATAGCTAATTTACATCTATCTATATAATTTTTACCACCTAATACAAAAGCTTTTTTAATATTAAAATATATTGCTTGTTTATTTAATATATTTTGAGCTATACAGTTGATTTTATTATTAAAAGTTACTTCGTAAGGCGATATTTTTTTTTGATATAAATAATTTATAAATCCATATTTAGCTGATAAAATATATATTTTTTCTTTGCTGGTAACAGACTCTGCCCATTTTTTACACCATTTAAAATATCCTCCTTTATATAAATTTTTAATTAAAGTAGGCTCGTTACTTTTTTTACTTCCACAAGGTATTATTACTATCATTTATTAGCTCTTTCTATTAATGGGTCTTTAACTCCTGCTTCCTTAAAACCTTGAGCTCTTAAAACACACGCGTGGCATTTTCCACAAGGCGGAAATTGACCAGCATAACAAGTATGACTATAAGCTAAAGATTCCATACATTTATTCATTTTCATTGCTAACATTATACTTTCTTTTTTACTCATAAACATTAAAGGAGTAACAATATTAAAATCAGATATACCTAAAGCATAATTAATTGTCAATTCTTGTGAGCGAATAAAAGAATCTCGGCAATCAGGATAATTAGCATTATCTTGCTGACATACTCCTGTTACTAAAGTTTTAATATCTTTAGATAAAGCAATATTAGTAGCTAATGTTAAAAAGAAAGCATTACGCATAGGAACAAAAGTTAACTCCACTCTATCCCCAATTATTTTATCCATTTCTTCATAATTTTTATATTCTTCTAACTGTTCATTTTTATTAATTAAAGGACTTCTGGATTTTAAAATATCTGGAACATTAATTACCGTATGGGTAACATTATTTAAATTAGAAATCTTAATAGCACTTTTTAATTCTAAACTATGTTTTTGTCCATAATTAAAACTAATAGTTTCTACTTCTTTATAATTTATTAATGCCCAATGTAAACATATTGTGGAATCCTGCCCTCCTGATAATACTACCATAGCTTTACTCATTGTATTTTCTCCTTATAATAATCATACCATTTAATAATTTGCGTTATTTGATAAGGTGCTCCAGTAACTAAAAAATAATTAACTTTTAAATATTTAGCACATTCTAAAGAATATAAAACTTCTCCTGCACAATTTAAACTACCAGATAAAGAATTTGCTCCTCTCCAGTTTTTTTCGCTTAATAAATTTTTATAATTTATTCCCATCTCCTGTATTCTATCCTGTTTGCATTTGGAAAGAGTATTAATTTTCTTTTTTTGTATTCTTATTTTATTTCCATTTCCTAAATAAATAGTAATAGTGCCATATCTATGAGCAGTTAACCAGGCACTAGAATCGCACATATAAGGTCTATGATATTTAATATAATCTGGTTTGGTAAATCCTAATAAATGAATTTTTCTTTTTTTTGCTAATTTCATAATTCCATTAACAAAAGCATTATTTCCTTTAGTTCCTACCAATCCTCCTATTCCAACTATATCGCTAGTTTTATAATATTCATTTAGCACTGCTGGATTTTCTCCTCTGGTAAATATGGGAATTGGATTTAATCCTTTATCTAACATAGTATAATAATTTTTTTTTGTAGCTTTAGGATTTCCTATAACATCTAATACAAAATATTTCCAAATTTTAATTGGGGGATTTTTTATAAAAGCACAATACTCTTCTAAATTTATCGGCTCTCCATTATTAAAAGCCGTAAAGGCGCCACTATCTAATAAAAATTTTATTTTTTTTTCATTTTGATTATATATTTTTATATAGCTTTTATCTATATAAGGATAAGCACATAATATATTCATCATTTTAAAGTATACTCTATATTATTTATTTTAAGTATTTCTTTAATCATTCCTAAAGCTTCTTGCTTATGCTCTGATGCAATCTCTAATATTATTTTGCTATTAACTCCATCTAAAGATGTTCCTTGAGTAAGAGGGTCTATATCGCTTATCCAATCCTGCGATTCTAAAAATTTTAAATCATCTTCTTCAAAACCAGTAAGCTCTTTAAAATCTTGAGGCAATTCTCCTATCTCTAATTTTAATAAATCATAATCCCATTGAGAATACTCTTGGGACTTATTATCCATAATCCTATATGCCTTCTTTTGTATATCGCTTAATCCTATTGCTTTATGCACTGGTACAGCATCTATTCCTAATTCCATAGCAGCGCGGCATCTGGTATGCCCTACTAGGATTACCATATTTTCATCTACTACTATCGGCTGGCGAAATCCAAATTCTTTTATGCTATTCTTTATTACTCTTATAGCACTATCATTCTTACGAGGATTCTTATCATAAGGTATAAGCTTATCTGGTTTAACTAATTCTATTTTCATATCATAAGATGGTTAGTTTTTTTCCTTTTAGCAAATAAATATTCCTTTGTCAAATAGGTTCTCTTTTGGATGTGGGTTATATATCCCTTTATATCTATATAGCACACCCCTCCCTTTGATTAAAATAAAAAAAAAAAAATCGGAATAGCTCAAAGGACCTTCTTTGCCTTGCAAGGGCATTTAAATTAATTTATGGGCTATGTTAATACCAAATAGGATATAACCCTTAAGAAATTAA